CCATCGAGTCCCATCATCGGCGAAAGCTCATGCACCTTGTCCCGCACCCATCTTGAGTGACTGTTCGCCAAGGTCGAGGTATTCGAACAAATCATCACCCGTTTATCTGGGTTTCTCAGCATGTACCAAGCCGGTGCCCACCTTGCTAGGTACTGGGATTTACCATGACGAACAGGGCACTTGATTATCAAGCAATCCAGGTTCGGGTTCTCAAGTAGGTTTCGGAACTCGAAATCGATTACCGCTAGATGCTTTGCTCGTTTCCATTCGCCTTTGCTGAATCGCTCAGCCATCAGTAGCGGGGACCGCATCGCCATCGAATCGAAGTACACTTGCTCGGCATCTTTGCGGCTCACCCAATACGGCCTGATCTGATCCATCGCATCAAGCGTAGTCATTTTCGCCCCCTGGTATCACCTTGAACTCTCGCAGGTCCAAGTCATCACCGGAAACGTTTCCACCTGATTCGATCAACTGAAGTACCTGAGTAACCGAGATATGCTGATTCCCGACTATCTGGTTCGGTAGGTCTTTCTTGCTGTTCGCCTGATCCATCGCTAGCAGGATGCGGCTTGCAAGTAGCTTCTGCTTTGGTTCTGCCTTCGGGTCAATTATGATCCGGGCATTCTCGAACACCATTCGCTCACGTAGGGCTTGCGGTACAGGCCAGCGTTCATTGATTGCCCGTATCTCTAGCCTGGCATCTTGAAAACGTTTGTACGCTTCTCCTTGGCCGACGGCTATCGCTTCGGCTCTCCGCTTATCAGTAAGCTCCGGCCAGAAAAACGAATCTGGTTCGGAAGCTTCCTTGCCTGTCGCTTTCGGTGCAAGTGATCGGGATGGTTTTCCCTTCGTTGGCTTGCCCGGTGACTTCTTTTTTCCGGCACGCTTCGTCATGGTCTTTTGTGGTTCTCAAAAAAAGAACGTTGTTTTTTTCTGCGCTCAGTGCGTAGATTCGTTTTGATTGTAGCGTGACTTAGCTAGAGTGCTAAAAGTCGTTTAGATTTTCTAAGCCTTGACTGCTTTTCTCCCAGTCAGTTTTTCCCATCGAGCGATGATTACGTCACAGTATTTCGCATCGATCTCCATGCCGTAGCAACGCCTGTTGAGTTGTTCCGCTGCAATCAATGTTGTTCCTGATCCTAAAAATGGATCGTAAACCATTTCGCCAGTTTTGCAGTAATCGTCCATGATTGCGCAAATCAAACCGAGTGACTTCTGAGTTGGATGTTGCCTCCTGCCTGGCTTCCCATCAATCAATGCCCCACCGTGAAGAAACCTGTAAATCTTGTCAAAACCTGACTTCCTGTTGGTCCAAGCTAACTCAAAAGGACTTCCAATCATTGCATCGCAGGCACCGTCAGGCTTTCGCTTATCCCAACAAATCCATCGTCCTCGATGAGGCAACTGAGAGGGGTAATTATTAGCACCAAATGAAATTACAGTACACGGCATGTTTAGCACGTGGCTCAGATTCATTTCACATTCATCACCGTGAATAGGCTTCCATGATAGCGTTGACGCATTACTACCTTTAAACCTTATTCCGTACGGTGGATCGGTCAGAACGCAATCAATTGTTACCCCTGCAAGTAGCCGGTCAACCTGTTGCTGATCGCTTGAGTCACCACATAGTAACCTATGATCTCCAAGTATCCACAAGTCACCAACCTTGCAAACAGGCTCTGCGTCCTCAGGTACGCTGTCCAAGTCTGAATCACCGTCCGACTCCGGTTCCGGGTCAAAAATCTTTGCCGCTTCGCCTAACTCGGTGAACCAGTCTGCTAGCTCTTGGCTCGAAGTGTTGACCGTCCGTAGCAACTCTTCCAAGTCACAAGCATCCACCTCGGCAAGCTCACTCGAAGCATCTAGGATCAACAGCAGCTTGCGTTCGTCCTCCTCGGATAGATCGACGTACTCAACATCCACTAGCGTATCATCACCAGCGCCCAAGGCTTGCATTACCCGTTCATGACCGTCAACGATATAGCCGGTTCGCTGGTTGACTATCACCGACTTACAGAACCCTAGCTCCTCAATCGAGGCCGCTACCACTTCCCGCTGCTTCTGCGGGTGCCTTCGGTGGTTTCTTGGGTTCGCCAACAGTTGATCGGCTCGAACCTTATCGTGGCCGACAATTCTACTCTGCCACTTATTCGGCTTGTTCTTCGCCATTTTAGCCCCTTGCGAGTGTTCGGAGGTGGAAACGTTTCCAGTATAGCCACCTACGAACGCATTGCAAAACGTAGCTTCTAGGCCCTTGGATCAATGCCCACTGACTTCAAGTCTTTGGCAATCAACCACGGCAATCCGTTCTTACCCTTCAGGCGTTCCCGAACTTGCGCCCATGCTACCGGTATCGAGTCCTCTTCCGTCATGCCACCATCGACCGTACAGATTGCCTTACGCTCTAGGTACTCTTCTAGCTCTTGGCTGATCATGGTCGCTCCATGCTTCCAGGTTCGAACGTCTCCCACGTTTCCGCATCCCAGTCGGAAGATTCCTCTTCACACTGCGGGTGCATCGCGTCAGACGTTGGCCCATCATCCACATAGCCAAATCGCCTAACGTACTGATCGCCTTTGATGATCGGCTCACCACACAGGAAGCATTCGTACTGCTTTCTCGCCGCCTGTGTGGTGTCCTTAACGTGACGCCATGCCATTACTCAGCATCCCATTGTAGCGGTAACTCTGCTACCTTCGGAGCTTCGATCACCTCACCCAACCGGGCAAGATTCCGAACCGCTTGACGGAAGTAGCTCGGTTTCAATTCAACACCAATACCGCGACGCCCAAGGCTCACGGCTCCGAACACCTCAGAACCCACACCGAGGAATGGAGTCAGGACAATCTCGCCTGGATTGCTCCACATCTCAACCGCTCGTTCGATCACGTCCAGTTGCAACGGGTGAACGTGGGCTTCATCCTCAAGGTCGCGAGACTCTTCGAAGTCAAGCACCCTATCGATTCGGATATCCATCCACACCGAGGAAGCGTACTGACGCCAAATCCATTGGGAGTAGCTGTTTTTCTTCTGATCCCCAACCATCCCGCGAAGGTGGGCAAATTCCGTTGGTACTTGGTTCTCTCCGGCATAGTCGAGAATGCCGTTCGTTTTCTCAACAGGTACCGCGTTGTCACCCTTGCGACGGAACATCAACAGGTAGTCAGCGTTCGCTATGCTGCACCGCGTCGTGTCCTCACAGAACGTTTTGTGGTGCAGGCTTTTCATCATGGTTCTGTTCCGCACCATCAACGGCTCCTTCCAAATCACTCGCCGCCCACCGTAGACAAATCCGCGCTTTTCGTGCTCTATGATGATGCGTCCTGGAAGATCGTACATCGCATCGCACCCGCTATTGCTCAGGGGTATGTCCATGCAGTGCACCGCCGAGATTCTTCCCGGCTTGGTCAGGCGTTCGATCTCATCAATGCAATATCCGTAATGCTCAAAAAACTCATCCTTATCGATCGCGTTCGACATGTCCCGCGCGTCACTGGAGTACTGGTACAACCCTGCAAACGGCGGGGAATACACCGTCAAATCAACCGACGCGTCCGGTAATGTTTTCATCACCTCAACGCAATCCCCGTTGTAAATCGCAAACTGATCCGTGACTACTTGATCGTTAACCATGATGGGACTTCTGCTTTCTTCGTATAAATGTTTTCCCGTTCGACTCGCACCGCGCGAGCCATTTCCTCAACCAACTTATCGAACATCTTCGACGCCTGATCCGCCTTGCGTTTCAGATTTCCGAGTACCAATTCCTCACCCTCAGTCGCAACGAGGTCAAACGTAACCGGCCTCGTCTGACCGAATCGATAGCACCTTCTAACGCTCTGGTATGTCTGCTCGTAGCTGTGGCTGACGAACTTGACTACGTGATTGCAGTGCTGCCAATTTAAGCCCCAGGCCCCTATCTTAGGCTTAATGATGAGCACCCGAAGCGAACCATTGGCAAAGTCCTCATACGTCTGAATTTTCTGCTCTTCCGGCGTTCTGCCAGCCACCTGACGCGAACCAGGAATGATCTTCTCGAGCAGGTCAGCTTCCGGATTCGCTTGGCACCAAATCACCGCAGGCTGATCATGATCAACCAAGTCGGCAACGTACTTGCATCGCTTTTCTAAATTCCGCGAACGCTCTATCCGCTCGGCCTGCATCCCCTTGGCCGGTACGTTTAGCAGGTATCCAGGCGGTGGACTGTCCGGGCAGATAACGTGATCACGCTGGATCAACTCAGGCAGGATAAACTTGCCATCGTCGAATCCAAGGTCACTTGGCATCCGGCACGCTCTCGCCCAGCTTGCCACCCATCGCCAGAAATCATCGACAGCGTGATTCTTGAGTCTCCACTGACCAATCGTCTGAGCCACCCGGAACGCCAGTTTCCCGAAGTACTGCGGGTCTTGCTCAATCAGTCGTTCGGCCTCTTGCTGTTGCTTGTGCGCCTTCTTCTGCCCCTTGTCGTCAAGTTGACGGAAGAACCTTCTGAGCATGTCCGAATGCGATAGCTCACCTAACGCCTCTGACGACGTTCCTAGCTCCACGTAGTCATTCGGTGCCGCCGTAGCTGTGCACAACAGCCGGAACGGAGTCTTGAGGGTGAACCGTGTAATCGCTTGCCGAGTCTCACCGGTAACATTCTTCAGGATCGAGGACTCATCACACACAAACCCGGCGAAGTCACCAGGGGTGAAGTTATGCAAGCGGTCATAGTTCGTCACTACGATCTTTGTTTTTAGCTCACCAGCTACGCTTCGACTTGCCTCAATGCCGAACTTCTCAGCCTCTCGAACCGTTTGCTGTGCGACCGCTAACGGAGTCAGGATCAACACCCGTCCGTTCGTTCGCTCTGCCACCTTCTGCGCCCAAACCAACTGCATCAAGGTCTTGCCTAGTCCACAGTCGGCGAAGATAGCAGCCCGGCCACGCCGCAACGCCCATCGAACCAAATGCTGTTGAAAGTCGAACATGCACGACGGCAAGTTCTCAACATCGAATCCGCAATCACTCGTGAACTGCGACTTTGAATCTATGAAATCACTGTACTTCATCACACTTCCATTTCGCACTTAACGCACTTCCGATCGGTACAGCACGCGCCGCACCTCACACAACGCCAACCACGAAAAGCGAACTTGCCGAATTCGTTTTTTCGCATCACCTTAATCATCGATTCCCTAAGCCTTGCGATTGCCTCCACTGGATGCCGCCTCAGCTTTTCTGCTATCGGGTCATGCCTCCTGCGTTTCCGCTTACACTCGTTGCAAATCTTGCGAGTCTTGGCGTAAAACGTAGCCCCACACGGACAAACCTTTTCCGCATCGGTACCCGCGTACTTGGCCTTGAACTTCGCTAGCTGATACGCACGAAGTGCCTCGACCATTCCAGGCGTCGAGCACTTCTTGCACTGCCTTGAGCTTGCCTGCTTAGGCTCACCGCACTTGCAAACGTCTTGCTTGATCTTCACAGCCCTACCTCCTCATCAACACAACGCCGCCAACGCTAGAAAGTTTAGCGGATCAAAATGGAAACGTTTCCAGTTCAGTCACCTAGCTCGAATGGCAACCAGTAACGAAAACTCAACATGCGTCCATCACGATCAACTCGATGAAACCACCTCGCACCGTCCGGAACGTCTCGCCGCTGGCAAACGATCCCGATGCAACAGTCTCTCCATCCAGGACCACGGTACACGCTCGGACCTACTGACAAGTAGAATACCCATTTCCCAACCGTATCACGCGGGTGATTGACCCGCTTCCAGTTCTTCAAGTATCTGCAAATCAACATAATCAATCCTCCGGTTCGTAAGCCCACCCACAAGCACAAATGAACGCGTT